TATTCAATAGACCAAGATACGCAAGAGCAAGTAAAGCTAGAAATTTAAACTTAGATGCAGAAGCACAATTAGCTTTATTAGATGCAGGTATGATTGGTAATGATATTTTTGCATTACAAAAAGCATACTACAGACAAATAGTTCCAGATATTTTATTAACTAAAAAATACGGAGATACATCTGGTATGGGATACAAATATGTATCTGAAGCTGAGTCTATGACTGAGCCTGGATTGTTACAAGTAGCAGCAGAATATAATATGAAAATTGGTTTTACACAAAACAAAGCTAAAAGATTACAGCTTGTTAAAGAAAAAAATCAAGTATTAGGTGATTTAGAAGCAGCAGTAGAATTACTTAGAGGTACTTATGGTTTACCATCTAATCCTCATCATTGGACTTCTGTGGCTATGAGAACAATGAAACACTATAATGCATTAACAATGCTTACTGGATTTGCAGCAGCAATACCAGACGCAGCTAGAGTTGTTATGACCTCTGGTATTAAAAGAGGATTTCAAACACAATTTGAATTATTAGCTGACAGTATAAGTGGTGGTTCTATTTACAAATTAGGTAAAAAAGAAGCTCAATCTTGGGGTGAAGCAGTTGATCTAATTACTAACCAAAGAGCTATGTTATTTGCAGATATGCCATCAGATATGTTTGGCTTTGTAAACAAGATGGAAAGTGCAATGGGTAAAACTTCTCAGTTTAACTTTATGTATATTAACCTTATGTCTAGATGGACTGAAATGGCTAAGTCTATGGCATCAGTTACTATTGGTTCTAGAATAATAGAAGACTCTATTAAATGGGGTAAAGGTGGTTTACCAGACAAATGGAAAATAGCTTTAGCTAGTTCTGGTATTGATGAACAAATGGCTAGTAGAATAGCAGTACAATTTGAAACTCATGGTACAAAATTAAAACATAACTTTATTGCAGGTACATCAGAATGGACAGATGATGCAGCTAAAAAAGCTTTTGGTGCAGCATTAAATAAAGATATTAATATTACTATTGTAACTCCAGGCAAAGGCGACACAGCTTTATGGATGAGTACAGAAGTAGGATCAACTATAGCTCAGTTTAAAAAGTTTGCAGCAGCAGCATCTCAAAGAATTTTATTAAGAGGTATGCAAGAACGTGATGCTGATTTTTTATTTGGTTCTATTTTATTACTTGGATCTGGAATGATGATTGATGGCTTGTATCACAAATATAGATTTAATAGAGATTATGGTAAACTACCTTTGTCACAAAAATTATTAAATGCTTTTGATAGATCTGGTTTAGCAGGAATTTATAGTGACGTTAATAAAGCAATAGAAACTTTAACAGATAATAGATTTGGAATTTCTCCATTACTAGGTGCAGGTAAACCTTATGGTTCATCTACAAGATGGAAGATGGGAACAATACTTGGCCCATCTGGAGGACAAATTTATAACATCTTTGATATCATGTATGATGTTGCTGGTGGCAAGTATAATCATCACACAGCTAAAAATGTGCGTAGGTTAATTCCTTGGCAAAATGTATGGTATCTCGATTGGTTGTTTGACGACATACAAAAAGGATTAAAATAATGGCAATAACTATTTCTGATACTGAACCTCGAGTTCAATATACAGCTACAAGTGGACAGACTAGTTTTTCTGTACCCTTTGAATTTTTTACTGTTTCTGATATAAAAGTATTTAATGGTAATACACAATTATCATTTAATGCGTCACCATCATCAGCTTCACAATATTCAGTTACAGGTGCAGCAGTTTCTGGTGGTGGATCAATTACATTAGGGGGAGGGGCTACCCTTAATGATGTTATAACTATTTTTAGAGATTTAGCTGTTGCTAGATCTACAGACTTTCCAACTTCTGGTGCATTTCAAATTGACTCATTAAATACAGAATTAGATAAAATTATTGCTATGATCCAGCAAGTAGAAAGAGATTTAAAATTTTCTCCTAAAGCTGCAGCAACAACAGCAAATACATTTAATCTTACTTTTCCAAACTTAGTTGCAAATAAATTTTTAACAGTTAATCCAGGTGGAACAGCTTTAGAATTTACTCAAGATGTAACTAACGTAAATACTGTAGCTGGAATATCATCTAATATAGTATCAGTTAGCAATATAGCAGCTAACGTAACAACAGTAGCTGGAGTAAATGCAGCAGTTACAACTGTAGCTAATAACATAGGTTCAGTAAATACAGTAGCAGCAGATATTACAAAAGTTATAGCAGTAGCAAATGATTTAGCAGAAGCTGTTTCTGAAGTAGAAACTGTAGCTGACGATTTAAATGAAACTACATCAGAAATTGAAGTTGTAGCAGGTGCTATAACTAATGTTAATAATGTTGGTAATTCTATTACAAATGTTAATTCGGTAGCAGGAGCTTTAACTAATATTAATAATTTAAATGCTACAAATGTAATTTCTCATATTGGAACAGTAGCAGGTATTGCAGCAAATGTTACTTCTGTAGCAGGAGTTGCATCAAATGTTACTACAGTTGCAGGAATGTCAACAGCTATTAATACTATTAATTCAAGTGCAGCAGCAATTAATGCAGTTAATTCTAACGCAACAAATATTAACGCAGTAAACAGTAATAGTGCAAATATTAATACAGTTGCAGGTATAAGTTCACAAGTTACTTCTGTAGGAAATGCAGTATCTGCAATCAATACAGTTAATTCTAATTTAGCAGCAGTACAAAATTTTGCAGACGTTTATAGAATTTCATCATCAGCACCAAGTAGTTCGTTAAATGTTGGTGATTTATATTTTGACACAACAGCAAACGAATTAAAAGTTTACAAATCTTCTGGATGGGCAGCAGCTGGTTCTACAGTAAATGGTACAGCAAATAGATTTATTTATAATATTACTGGAACACCATCAACTTTATCTGGTGCATCTGGTACAGGATATTCAGAAGTTTCAAGTAAAACTTTAGCATATGACTCTGGATTTATAGATATTTTTTTAAATGGTGTTAAGCAAATATTAGGAACAGACGTTACAGCTACATCTGGAAATTCTGTAGTATTTGCATCTGCGTTAGCAGCAGGTGATGTTGTTGATATTGTAGGATACGGAACATTTGAATTAGCTAATATATCAATTAATGATTTAACAGATACACCAAGTTCTATAGGATCAGCAGGACAAGCTCTTGTTGTTAATGGAGCAGGTAATGCATTAACTTATTCTAATGCAAGTTCAGCAGAAGTTTATGGTTTTGAAAGATATTTTAATCCATCTACATTAGTTAAAACTGTAACAGTAGTTTCTGTTGGTGGTTCAAATAAATATTTTATAGATGGTGTTCAACAAGATACTTTAAATTTATATGAAGGAAATACTTACATATTTAATTATCCTTCTGCACATCCTTTTAAATTTTCAACAACTTCAAATGGAACACACGGAAGTGGATCAGAATATACAACAGGTGTAACGCACAATAGCTCAACACAAGTTACAATCGTTGTAGCTAGTGGTGCACCTACACTTTATTATTATTGTTCTTCTCACTCAAATATGGGTGGAACAGCAAACACACCTACACCTGGCAATAATTCACTAAGATATATTACAACTAATCAAGGTGCAGATAACATTAGTGAAAGTCAATATGCCAACTTTGACGATGTTTTATTTAGTGCTTCTGGCTTTGTTTTTAGCATTAACTCAAATGGCAACTTAATAAGTACAATATAATGTGCGTAGATAATTAATAAAAAAAACAATAAAGGTTAAACATGGCAACAATAAATTTAGGTTCTTTAAAATTCAATTGGAAAGGTGCTTACAATAGTAGCACGTCTTATGCTATTGATGACGTAGTTTCATCAAGTGGAAATAGTTATGTTTGTATTCAAGCCCATTCAAATCAAGCAGTAGGCAATGCGACAGCTTACTGGAATATAATGAGTTCAGCAGGTACTAATGGTACAGATGGTGCTACAATTCCATTAACAACACAAGGCGATATACTTTACAGAGATGGAAGTGGATTACAAAGATTAGCTAAAGGTACAGCAGGTCAAGTTCTTCAAATGAACTCTGGTGCTACTGCTCCAGAATATGCAACTCCGTCTGGTGGTGTAAGTGAAGGTTTTGCAGCTTATGACGCTTCAGGTAATCAAAGTGGAAATTTAACTTTTTCTGGTATTTTGGTAAATACTAATAATAATATGAACATAAGTAATGGAAGATATACAGCTCCATCAGCAGGAACATATTATTTTTATGGTTTTGCTATAACTGCTGGAACTGCAACTGATTGTTGGTTTAAAGTAAATGGTGCAAATACTGCAACTGGTCAAGACTATGGTCATAGTGGTGGTACTTCTGCCATGGCATCAGTATCAATTATATTAACTCTAGCACAAAACGATTATGTAAATTGGTATTCAACTCACAGTGTCTATGGAAACTATCTTGGTTTTGGTGGATTTAAATTATATTAAAGGAATAAAATAATATGAATATATCTTATGCAAAAGCCATTTTCTCAATAAAAGAAAATGCAGATTTTACAATCTTTAATGACGATTTAGATAATATGGTTTGGCATGAAAACAATCCAACTAATATTACTAAAGAACAAATAATAGCAAAACAAGCAGAATTACAAACTGTTGAAGATGCTAAACCAGAAAATCTTTTAAAAGCTAGTGCTAAAGCAAAGTTAATTGCAGGAGAAGCATTAACTGAAGATGAAGCTAACACGATAGTATTATAGGTAAAATCCTATGACAAAAGCTAGAGATCTTGCAAACATAATTACAGGTGGTTTTACAGCAGATGATATTCCAAATATTCCTGCAAGTAAAATTACTTCTGGTCAATTTGCAGATGCAAGAATAGCTGATTTAGCAGCAACTAAATTAACTGGTTCTATAGCAGACGCAAGAATACCTGCTAGTGCAGTATCACAACACGCATCATCTTTTGATGACAATAAAATTGTTAATGATATTTCTACACTTGCTTTAAGACAAGCATCTAACGAAAACAAAGTTGTTTACAATACTAACTCAATGTTTGTTGATGTATTCCAAGATGCTACTGGAATTGCATCAAACACTAATGCTCCACACAATTCTAGTGAATATGTAAGTGCAGTTGCAAGTGGTGGTGCTTTACCAACTGGTACAAGTTTTTATTTAAGAGGCGACCAAGCAAATGGTAGTACATCATTTACAGATTTATCAACAAATTCATTATCAATTTCTGCAAATGGAAGTATAGCACATAGTAATAACAGAGGTAAAATAGGTTCAACATCTATTTATTTTGATGGTTCATCTAAAAATCTTTATAGGTCAAATAATAGTGCATTTCATTTTGGAACTGGAGAATTTAAAATAGATATGTGGGTTAATTTTCCAAATTTTGATGGTAGTATAAATAAAGTTTTAATGTCACAAGGTGGTTGGGGTACTCAAACTGATTATGCTGGTTGGACATTTTATATTAATTCTGGAGAAAGATTAAAATTTTTAGCTTCTAACGCAAGTACTGGTACTTTTGATTCTTGGTATGCAAATTTAGAAAGTAATACATTAACTTGGTCTAACAATACTTGGTATCATGTTTCTATTGCAAGAAATAGTAATGGAGAAATGAAACTATTTAGAGATGGACAAATACTTTCTTTAGTTACAGCTACCAATGCAACTGGTGGTATTACTATATCGCCAGGTAGTAGAAATTTTAGAATAGGTATCGCTTCAGATGAAACAGTTGCAAGTGCAAGTGAAATGTATTTAGATAATATTTTAGTTACAAAAGGAAGTGGCTCTGGTCGTTCTGGTAATTTTACACCAGATACAACGCACTATGGCGATGCAATAAGTGCAACTGGAAACTTTATATCTAATGTAATTACAGCACCATCAAGTACATCTAAAATGGGTGCTATTATTACTTATCAAGACCAAGCAGGAACTAACACTTTAAATACAGATATTGTTTTACAATTATCGGCAGACAATGGTAGTAATTTTGCTACTGCTACAATGACAGCTTTACCAGACTTTGCTACTGGTATTAAGATGGCTAAAGTAAATGACTTGTCTGTTACAGCAGGAACACAATTAAAATATAAAATATCTTTTGCAAATCAATCTGGTTCTAAAGAAGCAAGGATAAGAGGTGTTTCACTTCAATATTAATTTGTGCGTTTATCAATAGTTGCATTTTCTATAGCAACTATAAATGAAATTTGTTTTAGCTTATACAATTTGCTCAGCTATATCTGGAATGTGCAACACTCCAACAGTATCTCCTGTAGAATTTCAAAGCTGGACTGATTGTACTAAAGCAGGTGCAGTAGCAACAATACAAACAACAAATCTTCATATAGAAAAATTTAACAAAGAAAAATTATATGTTTCTTATTTTTGTAATGAACACCCAGGTAAAGGTGCATGAGAAAAAAAATAACCACTAAACAATATTCTGATGCAGTTACATCAGTAAGGTTATCTTCACACGAAAAAGTTTGTATGGAAAGAATGAAAACATTAATTAAATCAATTGATGAATTAAAAAAGGATGTAAAAGAAATGAGAGCAGATATGAATAAATGGAAAGGTGCAGGTGGTATTATAATTATATTAGCTAGTATCTTAGGATCTGTTTTCTATTTCTTTACGAAATAGATTATGTTTAAAGGACACAAAGTAATAGTAATTGGTGATGCTCACGACAGCCCACACATAGAACAAGATAGATTTAAATGGATTGGTAAATACATTAAAGCTGCTAAACCAGATTACATTATACAAATAGGTGATTGGGCTTCATTCGATAGTCTTAGTTTTTTTCAAAAAAATTCTACACAAGCAGGTAAACTTAAAGATGCTTATATGGTAGATATAGATTCATTAAGATCTGCTATAGATTTACTTGATAAAAATATTGATAACCCAAGAATACCTAG